ATCCGCTGTTTGGGTATTTATCAGAGACAGGTTTGACTTGACCTACTACAAAAACACTATGGCCTTGTAGAGCAAGCGACCTTGATAAACCCATTATACATTGCTCTGTTCCTCCTATTCCTTCAGAGTTATAATAGGGGTTCCAAGCACTTGCATAATATCCTGCGTGGAATACAATGACCATTTGTTGATACAATTAAATTAACTATTGCATCACTAAAGATACATTATCTAATTCGTCTTTACAATTCTCGAATAGACTCTGTACTGTCCCTCTTGTAATTCAGATATGTGAGATAAAGCAGCCGCCCTTGTGTCAAATTTTCTTGCGCTGACCGTCCATATTTGCCAGAGTCCAGAAAGAAACACTGGATTTTCTACTGTTGTGTAATAGTCTGGAGTGCCATCTGGATATAATACAAATCCATTACTCAAATCTTCGATATAGTATTTTTCGATAACTGCCATTTCTATCTAAGTCTAATTATTTGTACACCTCTGTAATGATCACTAAACAATATTTGATGATTCATAGTACCGGATAGAAGTAAAGTAGATATATCATATTGGTGTGAGGTGTTAGTAACATTAAATATACATGTTGCTACAAGTGCATTCTCTTCACCGTAACTATTATATCTAAAGTACTCCATAGACGTACCTCCAGGTACTGATCCAGTGGTGGTATTTCTCCAAACAAAACCAGCACAAGATCTGCCAGCAAAAAGACTTCTCAATGTAATAGAGTAACTAATTTGATACCATCCTGTAGCACTGAATGTAAATAGATTACTGCTAAGACTTATGTTGTCTCCAGCAGTGGTTTGACCCATTCCAACCTGTTGCCCACCCGCTGTGAAAGTCTGGCTTTGTTGAGCAAGTCCACTAAACGGAAGGTATGCCGTACCAGACGAACCAGTAGATCCTTTTGATCCTGCTACACCCTTCTGGCCTTTGATTGAAGTACCCGTAGTTCCTGTCTGACCTTTCTGACCGACTTCACCTTTCTGCCCTTTGACACTGGCTCCAGCCGCACCCTTCTGTCCTTTAACAGAAGAACCGGTGGCTCCCTTTTGTCCTACCTCACCTTTCTGGCCCTTTACCGAGGCCCCAGCCGCACCCTTCTGTCCTTTTACTGAAACACCAGCCTCACCCTTCTGTCCTTTGACGGAAGAACCTGTAGCGCCCTTGGCTCCTGCTTCGCCCTTTTGTCCTTTTACCGAGGCCCCAGCCGCACCTTTCTGTCCTTTGACACTTGCGCCCTGGGCACCCTTTTGTCCTTTAATAGAAGAACCCTGTGGCCCTTGAATATTACCAGTTGAAAGCCATTGCGAGCCATTCCACTGGTAAACTTCGCCTGTAGTTGTATCAAGGTATTGATCGTCTCTATTGGACGGCGCTGCTGAAGGTGTACCAGCAGCAGACTCCCACTGAGAACCCTCAACGCCTTTCTGACCTTTTTGTCCAGCCTCACCCTTTTGTCCTTTGACGGAAGTACCAGCAGTACCCTTTTGACCTACTTCTCCTTTTTGACCTTTAACCGCTGTACCAGTTGCACCCTTTTGTCCTGCTTCCCCTTTCTGACCTTTAACCGCTGTACCAGTTGCTCCCTTCTGTCCTACTTCTCCTTTTTGTCCTTTAACACTTGCGCCTTGCTGACCCTTCTGTCCTACTTCACCTTTCTGTCCTTTAACCGAAGAACCAGTTGCACCCTTATCTCCTGCCTCACCCTTCTGACCTTTAACCGCTGTACCAGTTGCACCCTTGGCTCCTGCTTCGCCCTTTTGTCCTTTTACCGAAGCACCAGTCTGACCTTTTTGTCCTACTTCACCCTTCTGGCCTTTTACTGCTGTACCAGTAGCACCTTTCTGTCCTACCTCACCTTTTTGTCCCTTAACAGAGTTTCCTTGCGCGCCCTTTTGTCCTTTAATAGAAGCGCCTTGTGGCCCTTGAATATTTCCAGTAGAAATCCAAGCAGAACCATTCCACTGATAAACCTCACCAGTGTTTGTGTCCAAGTATTGGTCATCTCTATTAGACGGCGCTGCTGAAGGTGTACCAGCAGCAGACTCCCACTGGGAACCTTCTACACCCTTCTGGCCTTTGACTGAAGCACCCGTAGTTCCTTTCTGACCTGTCTGACCTTTTTGCCCTACTTCACCTTTCTGCCCTTTGACACTGGCTCCAGTAGCACCCTTCTGTCCTGCCTCACCTTTTTGTCCTTTGACTGAAGTGCCCGTAGTTCCTTTTTGGCCTACCTCACCTTTCTGTCCTTTGACTGAAGCACCAGTCTGACCTTTCTGACCAACCTCACCTTTCTGCCCCTTGACCGAAGCACCAGTAGTTCCTTTCTGTCCTACTTCTCCTTTCTGTCCTTTTATAGAAGCACCTTGTGCGCCTTTGTCTCCCGCTTCTCCTTTCTGTCCTTTTACTGCTGTACCAGTCTGACCTTTTTGCCCTACCTCACCTTTAGCGCCTTTTGGCCCCTGGATATTACCGGTAGAAACCCAAGCAGAACCATCCCACTCGTATACCTCACCTGTATTCGTGTCTAAGTATTGATCGTCTCTATTGGTGCCCGCTGTTGTTGGTGTGCCAGCCGCAGACTCCCACTGGGAACCCTCAACACCTTTTTGTCCTTTGTCACCTTTATTACCAGCAGTACCCTTCTGCCCAGTCTGACCTTTGTCTCCCGTAATACCCTTATCACCAGTAGTTCCTTTCTGACCAGTCTGACCTTTTTGTCCTACCTCTCCTTTTTGTCCCTTATCACCAGCCTGGCCTTTTTGTCCTACCTCACCTTTCTGACCTTTGACGCCATCAATACCTTTCTGACCGGTATCGCCCTTAACGCCTTTTTGTCCAGTCTGACCTTTAGCACCTTGCGGCCCCTCAATGTTTCCGGTTAATTGCCATTGCGAGCCATCCCATTCATAAACATTACCATTATCAGTATCTAAATATTGGTCGTCTACATTGGTTCCAGATACAGTTGGTGCACCAGAAGCCGAAGTCCACTGTGAACCTTCGACTCCCTTTTGACCTTTATCTCCCTTGTTACCCGTAGTTCCTTTATCTCCTGTCTGACCTTTTTGTCCGACTTCACCTTTTTGTCCCTTATCGCCTTTGTCACCTGTAATCCCTTTGGCTCCAGTAATACCTTTGTCCCCAGTCTGACCTTTTTGCCCTACCTCACCTTTAGCACCTTTTGGCCCTAATATATTACCGGTAGAATTCCACTGACTACCATCCCACTCGTAAACTTCACCCGTATTAGTATCTAAGTACTGATCATCTCTATTAGTACCTGCTGTTGTAGGCGCACCAGCAGCCGAAGTCCACTGTGAACCTTCTACACCTTTCTGACCTTTATCTCCTTTATCTCCAGTCTGACCCTTCTGTCCAGTCTGACCTTTATCTCCAGTAATACCTTTATCTCCAGTGATTCCCTTTTGGCCCTTCTCACCTTTATCACCAGTAGTTCCCTTCTGACCTACTTCTCCCTTTTGTCCTTTATCGCCTGTGGTACCCTTCTGACCTTTTTCACCTTTGTCTCCAGTAGTTCCTTTCTGACCAGTATCTCCTTTTTGACCCTTCTCTCCCTTAGCGCCCTGCGGCCCTTGGATGTTCCCGGTAAGTTGCCACTGACTACCGTCCCACTCGTATACATTTCCATTATCTGTATCAAGGTACTGATCATCTACGTTAGTTCCAGGTGTAGTTGGCGCGCCAGAAGCCGAAGTCCATTGAGAACCCTCAACCCCTTTTTGTCCTTTATCTCCTTTATCTCCTGTCTGACCTTTTTGTCCTACCTCTCCTTTTTGCCCCTTATCACCAGCAGTTCCTTTAGGCCCCATAATGTTACCCGTAGAATTCCACTGACTACCGTCCCATTCATATACTTCACCAGTGTTTGTATCAAGATACTGATCATCTCTGTTAGTGCCCGCTGTTGTAGGGGCACCAGCGGCTGATGTCCATTGAGAACCTTCTACGCCTTTCTGACCTTTATCACCCTTGTCCCCAGTAGCGCCCTTTTGTCCTAACTCACCCTTTTGTCCTTTCTCACCTTTGTCTCCGGTCTGACCTTTTTGTCCTACTTCACCCTTGGTTCCCTTATCTCCAGTCTGACCTTTTTGCCCTACTTCACCCTTGGTTCCTTTGTCACCGTCGACACCCTTTTGTCCTTTATCTCCTGTCTGACCCTTCTGTCCCTTTTCTCCTTTTGTACCTTGCGGGCCTTCAATATTACCAGTGGAAGCCCACGCAGAACCACTCCACTCATATACCTCTCCATCATCCGTGTTTAAGTATTGGTCACCTGCGTTTACACCAGGGGTTGTAGGCACTCCTGGTGCTGACGTCCACTGAGAGCCTTCAACACCTTTCTGACCTTTATCACCCTTGTCGCCTGTGGTTCCTTTTTCTCCCGTATCACCCTTGTCTCCGGTAGTTCCCTTGTCGCCAGCAGTTCCTTTCGGACCTTGTATATTACCTGTGCTAACCCAAGCACTACCGTTCCACTCGTAAACTTCACCAGTGTTTGTGTCCAAGTATTGGTCATCCCTATTAGTGCCCGCTGTTGTTGGTGTGCCCGCTGCTGATGTCCATTGAGATCCTTCAACACCTTTTTCACCCTTGTCACCTTTTTGACCTTTGTCACCTTTAGAACCAGTTTCACCTTTATCCCCGGTAGTACCTTTATCTCCTGTAGTACCTTTATCTCCGGTAATACCCTTATCTCCGGTTTGGCCTTTATCTCCGGTTTGGCCTTTATTACCAGCAGGACCTTGTATGTTTCCAGTATTAACCCATGCTCCTGATTTATACTCATATACGTCACCATTATCAGTGTCAAGATATTGATCTCCTTCATCTGCCGAACCAGTTGGCACACCCCCCGATGACGTCCACTGAGACCCCTCTTCTCCCTTTAGTCCTTTAGGACCTCTATCTCCTTTGTCTCCAAGTTCACCCTTAGTTCCTTTGTCACCAGTGTCACCTTTGTCGCCAGTAGTTCCTTTCTGACCCTTATCCCCAGTGGCTCCTTTTTCTCCTTGATCACCCTGTGGCCCATTAATGTTTCCAGTTAACTGCCAAGCAGAACCGTCCCATTCGTATACATCGCCATTTGTAGTGTTAAGGTATTGGTCATCTACATTTCTACCAGATGCAGTTGGCGCACCAGCGGATGATGTCCATTGAGAACCCTCAACACCTTTCTGACCTTTGTCTCCTTTAGTACCATCAGTTCCTTTCTCGCCTTTATCTCCAGCATCACCTTTAGTACCATCAATACCTTTTTGCCCTTTGTCTCCGGTATCACCTTTATCGCCGTCAATACCCTTCTCTCCCTTATCACCGGTATCTCCTTTAATGCCTATCTCACCCTTTTGACCCTTGTCTCCAGTGATACCCTTGTCTCCGGTAATACCCTTATCGCCAGTATCACCCTTATCTCCTTTTTCTCCTTCGTCACCCTTAACTCCTATCTCACCCTTTTGACCTTTGTCACCAGTAGTACCCTTGTCTCCCGTATCTCCCTTAGTACCATCAATTCCTTTTTCACCTTTATCTCCAGTATCTCCTTTAGTACCGTCGATACCCTTTTGACCCTTATCTCCAGTATCTCCTTTATCACCGTCAATACCCTTTTCTCCCTTGTCACCAGTATCTCCTTTGGTACCGTTAATACCTTTCTCGCCTTTATCTCCGGTATCACCCTTAGTACCGTCAATACCTTTTTCTCCCTTATCTCCGGTAATACCTTTATCACCAGTATCTCCCTTGTCTCCAGTATCTCCTTTTTCTCCTTGGTCGCCCTTGACTCCTATCTCACCTTTTTGACCCTTATCACCAGTAATACCTTTGTCTCCAGTAATACCTTTCTCACCGGTATCACCCTTAACGCCTATTTCCCCTTTATCTCCTTTCTCACCTACTTCTCCTTTGTCGCCAGTAATACCTTTATCTCCAGTGATGCCTTTCTCACCAGTAGTACCCTTTTCTCCTACTTCACCTTTTGATCCAGTATCCCCCTTAACACCTATTTCCCCTTTAGAACCTTTAAGACCTATTTCACCCTTCTGGCCCTTTTGTCCCTTGTCTCCTTTGGCACCAACAAGTTGGGTAACACTACCAGGAGTTATTACCGCTGTTGTTTGAGGAGGAAGTGTTATATCGAAAACAAGTCCGCCTGCTTCTATTACTATGATTTCTACTTCAGCCATTAGGGGTTATTCTGAAATTTATGTTACGATGTCCTGCACTACTTCAAAGGTTCCATAGAACCAAGTCTCAACAGTGCCGGCAGATGTAAGTGTTGATTGAAAGCCATATACATATGTACCTGCTGGTACCTGCATATTAGCCGCTGTTATTGTTACTACGAGATTTCCATTGATATCTCCAGTAGCACTTATATCGGTATCGGCTATAACCAGTGGTCCATTGTCATATTCTCTAACTTCCATTTTAAAAGAGTATAGAGTAAGATCTAACTTCACACCATTCGAGGATGCTACAACAGAGTTTAAGATAAACGTGTCTCCACGACGCGTACAGATATTTAACTGTGCAGCGTTGTTCATATTTAAGTTTGTCGGGTTAGGACATGAACATGGACTATTTGAGCATCCGCAAGCCATATTACGATAGGGTTAAGTTTGTTATTACTTCTTCTTCCATTGGGGGCCTTTCTCCTTGACGTTGAGCAATTAATTTACTTTGAGCAGCAGCCTGCTTGTCTATACGAGCGTCTTTACGATTCTCTGATTCTGCTTGTTCTTGTTGCTTTACCCCACTCTCAATTTGTTGTTCAACAATACCGTACTCACCTTTTATGTTTTCTAATTGAATCTTGTATTGATACTCAAGTTCTAAGAGTTGTGCTTTTGCTTGTGTCTCTAATTGAATGCGCTGTGCTTCTATCTGAGCCTCCATTTGTTTTTTCTGCATTTCAATCTGACCAGCAACTTGTGATGACTCAGCATTTGCCTGCGCTTGCATCTGCATATTTTGAGCCGCCATTTGTTGTTGCTGCTTCATGCGCTTCTTGCGACGAACAACTAATAATCTTTCTGCTTGCTCAACATCTTTGATTTGTCTGATAGCAATAGCGTCTTCAAGATCAATTTCTTTTTGAGCAAGTGCTATTTGAATGTTTTGTTCCAAGTAAGCCTTGTCCATTTCATTCATCTCTGTAACAACCATTACTCCAAAGTTGTACATAGATAGATTATCAAACGAGGTTATTACTGCCATGTTTGTTTCTCCAATAGCGTTGGTATACGCTTTATAAAGAATACTTTTTGGCGGTATAATCTGTAAACATTTCACAACGTCTTCACAAACCTTTTTGTAAAGAACCATAGCAGCGTTAGTAATATCATATATAGCATTGTTACCTGCGGCTATTTGCTGCTGTCTAACGCCTACAAGAGCATCTCCTTTAGGTGATGTTCCATCCATGACCTCATTGATCCCTGTGGCGTCTCTAATCATCCTTAGATAGTGATTGTATATCGCAACCAATTCTGTGATGTTTCTGATAGCATTTCCTATTTCTCGAACCGGTGGGTTTTGGAAACCACCTTCTGGATTTTTACTTCTGTAATAGAAGATACCAGTTTGTTCGTATATGTCTTGAATCTCTAACGGCTGAAGTTCTCCGCCTCTACCAAGTTGTACATTCTCTAATCCCTCAATATCTATGATCAAACCATCAGGCTTTGCCTTAGCAATAGATTGTTGAATCTTGAGGTGTGTGATTTGTAACATATCAGCAAACCCAATAACAGAGGAAACCATTGACTTAGGAATCATTCCTCTAATGTTTGTTGCAATTGCGCTGTATGATAATGTAGCACGGGAAATATCGTGTACGTTCTTCGGTATGTTTTTCTTAGGGCCGTAGTCAAACATTAACTCTGTACCCACAATGTAAGTACCTCCGTATACTGTAGCGTTACTCATGTACATTGCTTCTCGATCGTATACAGATTGCTGAGGGGCATTGTACTCTGTCCCTTTGTAATAAAAGCCTATGTTTCCATAAGCAGATTCTTTCTTCTCGTATATAATGTTGTCGACAGACATGAACTCAAAGTCCATAACTTCAACCTTGTACTCATCGTATCCCTGACGGTAACGTGTACCTGGACGATCATATGTATAGCCAGCAGAACTAAATTGAGTCGGATTGTTTCCGTACTTGTTCATTACTGTCTTTGCAATCTGTTCGTATTGTGCTTCAGTAAACTGATCACCAGCAATACGCTTGAGTTCCATTATGGTTATGAACTTGAAATGTCCAGCATATGTCAGGTCACCAAAGTTCGGATCATCAGTATAATTATGTACAAATCGTTTTGGATCAACATACTCTTCTTTGATGCCATAGTTAGGATCATTAGTACGTTTAGCCACAGCCATACCAAGAGTGGCCAAGTCTTCAACACAACGGCGATATATAGATTCATTAAAATTATTCCACTTGAGAGTCAGTTCAGTAGCAATCTGTGCAGATATCTCAGCGTCTGTTTTAATATTTGTATCAAGAAATATTTCTGTTTCCTCTGGTGTTTCCGGTAGTTCGTTTGGATCTATTGAAACATTTAAACCAAGTGCTTTGGCTTCTTCTATTATGTTACGGTTTTCGATACGTAAAATAGTAGAGGCTTTCTTTTTATCTTTTTCTGATCTTGATAGAGGATCTATTGCCTGTATCTGTGGATACGGTTCTTTAGATAATATCTTGTTTACAACAATCTTTACAAACTTTGGTACAATCGGAACAGGCGTGTAATCAAGAGTTAGCAGTGTTCCGTCTCCATTATTAGGATCAAGAGAATTTAGAATCTGTCTGTATATAGACGTGTCTTGAGTTCCCTGGGCATAATCTCTACAGCGTTCCATTTCTGTATTTCTTCTACCGTACAATGAATTTTGATAGTCACTCCCAACCCATTGAGCGAACATGGCCTTTGCGTATTGCAAGCCATAAGGCATACACATCTTCTCCTCTGTGCTTGCTAAAGCATCTGGAAAGGAAGACTGTCCTGATTTATATTGGTTATCCATACTTGAGATTGCTACTTATGCAAATATACTTCTTATTATTTTCGTATAATTATCTGACCTTTCCTAAAGAACTGCTTCTTTTCGAAATCACTTTTAACTTTCACAGGCTTATGTCCTTGAGCAGCAAGCAATGCCAAACCACTTGATATAGAAAGGTCATATTTGGTTCTGTCGTCTATCTTAAAATTAACCCAGTCTTCAAGGGTTCTTTCAAAATACATTTTTCCAAATTCAAGTGTGTCCTCATTTAGTCCAACATGATCATGGATGTAAGCCTCTATTGCTTGAGCATGAGCCTGTATGACATCTTTTGAATTCGATGGTATACCTTTTGTTTTAGTTTTAGTGCTTTGGAATTTAGAGCCTAAGTGTTCTGGTCTTTCCATTAAGAAGTGGTCGTAACCCCTTGTCTCAAAGTACCTTGCGATACCGTACTTATTGTTTTCAATTAACACAGGGTAACCGTAAAACTTAGCAGCCATCAAAACATCCTCATAAAATATTTTAGCAAGAGGTGGTCGTGATGCGTATTCAGCGACAAACATATTTGATGGGTGACCCATGTTGAATTTGTTGTAGAAGTGACATGCGCCCTTTGATCCTCTTCCGTCTACTGTTGCATCAATATCATAACTATCCACACCAGCACAACCTATCCAGGCATTTTCAGGTTTGGGTTTGTTTCTCAAATCAGAAGGAGGCATCCATGCTACACGCCATCTTCCATTTGGATCAGGCTTAAACATAACTTCTGTGTCCTGCTTACCTCCAGACCAAACAAAGTTTCCTACTACAATTGGAGAAGGATATAGATCATCATTGTATTCTATCTGTTCATAAATCTTTTGTACGTTGAACAGGGATGCTTTGGCGCTGTCTCTAAATGCCTCTGCTTCAGTGAACGGGAACTGGCGTATTACCTCATTAAGTTCATAAGAATCGTTTACCAATGCTTTACGCTCATTCTTTAAGTAAGTCTTTGCTCCTATAGATATAGGCTCTTCAAACTCCGTATAAACCGTTTTCTCTGGGTCTTCGACCACTGGCATCCCATACTTATCAAAGAAGCCTTCAAGTGCATCGTAAGACGGTATAAAGACAGAGTACAGTCCACTGCGTGTTCGACCGTTGTCGTTTCTTTCTCTTGGATCGCTTGCACCATACAAATCCCTAAACTGTTTGCCACCTCTATCCAGTGGATTGACAGTGCTACCAACAAGAGCCTTCCCTACGATTCTACGTCCAACTAACAAACAAGTACGCTGTATCCTCCAAGCCTCTCTTATGTCGTTCCCTTTTTCCCATTTACCTGCTTCATCCAGATATAACATATGTAGTTTCTCCCCATCATATGCGTTAGTCGTAGTATTCTTCCAGTTTACAATTGTATTGAGTGCCTCACCAGAAGAAGCGGTCTTATTTTTCTTCGTGATTCTTTTTGAAGGCTCACGAAATGCGAGTTCCATACGGGGGTTGGTAGTACCGTCTTGTATAGGCTTAAAGAAAAAAGGCAGTGACTTGTACATAGGCACCACCTTCTTCATGAATATATTTTCTTGTGCATCTGTTCCTGTCTTCGACATGATGCCCAGTAGTTTTTCTTTTACCTGAGTGCCTTCGTTAACAAGTATAGACGCAGACATATTTGTGTATCCAGAACGACGACACTTCACGTAGATCTGTCCAACACTTCTTGGGTCCTTTATACACGCCTCAAGATGTATGAATAGTTTCCTTTGAAAGTCAAGGAACGATGGGTATCCAATATCGATCTTACACCACTGTAAGAAGAAGTAATGGTTACCTGTGATATAGGTAGGTACCCCGTTGTTGTAAAACCATACTCCATTTCTACGTCTTTTAAATTCTTGACTTATATAGGGTGTAAACTTTTTCCTAAATGACTCTGGCATTCCCAGCCACTCTTCCATCGACCGGATCTTTTTGAGATCATCAGGAAGCCCCTCTCTCACCCATCTTTGATCTTCCTTTTTTAAATTATTAAAAAGTATATCTTTCTTGGCTGGCTGCTTAGGGAACTGTATGGGTAAGTCAAAGTATAACCTGACATCTCCTTCGGTTTTGTCAGGGCATATGTTTACTACAATCTCATCTTCTATTTCTACAAGTCCCGCCATTGTTTAATAATCCCAGTAGATGAAGACTTGATTACTTTGAGAATTTTTCTGCGAATCCTCCTGAATAGTCTTGTTCTTCTTTAATCTGTCCACTTTCTTTAAGTGTCTTAATGAGTTGTTCAAGTCTTTCTCTTTCAACAATAAGTTCTTTAGCGTCAACAGCGGTAATTTTAATTGACTGAAGTTCTGCCTTCCTTTGAGATCCGCTAAGTTCTTGATCTACAGGCTTTTGTATTTCAGCAATCATGTTGTCAATCGCGATATCCATCGCTGCAACTAATCTTTGCGCTGTAACTATGTTATGCTTCTGCTTCGATGACTTTGCCATGTATGTGTTTTAAGTATACCCTAAACATTGTTTCACCATCAACCTCCATTCGATAGTCAGAATTCTTTCGAATAATAACTTTATCGCCGGGCACCAATCCAGTTTCTTCTAATCTATCAGAACCGTACTTGATATATCCATATTGGTTATACTCATGTTTCTCTTCTAATAGATGCAGTGTGTCACTTTTTAATTCTTGCTCTTCTTCTGCTGGTATCAAGAATATCCATTCTCCCAGTAACTTAACCTCACCAGTTTTTTTACTCTTGTGTGCATACGCTTGACAAGACAGAGGGTCATAGCCTCCGTCATAGTAGACTATATATACATCGTTGTTTGGATCAAGCCACTGGCCCCTTTTCGCACTCTCTTCTAATTGATCAGCACCATCCTGAAGAACCAAATGATTACCGCCCAATATTACATGATGATGAAAGTACATTGTGTCTCCGATCTCTACCCCTGTGTCATATTTTTCTGGAACACCAACAACCTCTCCTTCCATGGTACGATGCTTAAACTCATCCCACTTGGTGTCAATATATATCTCCTCTCCGTTAAGAGTTACAGTGTCTTGTGTTACATTAGGAACTCTTACAAGAAAATGTTTTAAAGGTCTCATATTGGTTCTGGAGCCTCAAACTTTAATTCTGTTGTTGGTGCTTCATCCCAAAGGTTTATTGCAATAGCAGATCTTGTTCCTTTGGTTACAGTTGTAACTCTGTGATGAGTGTTACCTGCATCAAATATGATTAACCTATTGTGCTTTGCTTGGATTCTTTCAGGCTCATTGTCGGGACCATTGGAAAATATCTCAAGATAACCGCCTTCTATATCCATCTCAACGGGATAGAACACTGTTCCTATAATAGGGGCCTTTACTATACCTTCTGATTTCCAAAGGGCTTCATCTTTATCTAAGTGCATGTTTAGGTTGGAAACCCCTTTACCTTCACCGTATTGTCCGGTCCAGTACTCAAACCCATCTAAAGATACAGAGCCATACGGACAATAGTCTCTCCATATATAACAGATTAGTCTTTTCTTTAATGTATCGTCTGGTGAGTTCCACCATCCGTTCCACCAGTAGTAAGATCCGTTGTCATTAAATAGGTATTCCTTGTTACGTTCAAGATCCATCAACAGATCCTGGTCTTTTATAAAGTTATCAATTACAATCATTCGAAGTCACAATCATGTTCAATTAATACTGGCATATCATCTACTGTTTTCCAAAGCATTATGCCCTGTTCTTTATTATAGATGTATACAAGATAGCGACGAATTCCGTGTTTTACAAAACATCTGTCGTCTAATACGATAGAATCGATTACTGACTCTCCTGCCTTCTGGCCCACATAGTAAGCCATGGCATCTTTCGGGTTTTGCCCGATAATGATTTTTCTAATAAGTTCCATTTCATTTAATTTAACCAGTAGTCAATTGAAGAGGAATCCCCTCTGTCACTTTCATCTTGTAAATAATTAGTGAAAGTATCTTCTACTGTATCTGTCATTAATTCATATTCCTCTATTGCGGCCATATGCATTCCGCACATAAACTCATACCTATCATTGGTATCAAGGTCTTCGTCTCCGGGCATAAATGCGCCAAAACAATACATAGAGAGGAACTCTTCTTTACCGCCATAAGAATCCATAAGATCATCGATCTCGTCAAGTTTTAATCTTAACTGCTGGAAGAATTCTAATCTCTCTTGTTTCGTCATTATAACACTGCGTTATCACCCATGTACTCAACCTCCAGAGATGTCTGGACACCATATACGTTAACTCCTAACCCGTCGGCTTGACCTGTAAGTCTGACTGCATAACCTGCTCCACCATCCGAATAATAAAGAGCCGAAAGAGTATATGTGCTTATTTTCCCGGCTACTGCTGGTACCGTTATCGTCCGAATGGATGTACCATTAACTTCTATATTGAAAGTCGCACCAGCCGTTAGTATTACCTGTATAGTTCCTGTTATTTTAAACCATCCTTCAGTCTCGTAGATAAAAACAGAATCTCTTGGATCATTATATGTACCGAGAATCAAACCAGGCGTGGTGCCGGCAGCATCGGTCAGTGTACCAAACCATACTGAACTGCCAGTTGCCGAAGTTGCACCAGTCGCCGTACTGTCCTCGTATATCTCTGCGTACTGAACAAGCGTGTTGGTCTGTGTGCTACTCATTTGTTGAGTTGCCCCTGCACGAGCATACATGATACCTACTGTTGATGTTCCAGCGGTTATAGAATTACCTACTGCTGTTGCTAAATCTGATTGCTCAATATATTTATAAGCACTTGTGCTTTCGTCCCAGATTAGATACTTATCGTTATTTGCTGGCTGAGTGATTTGACTTAGTAGCGCTGGGTCTTTTAACTCAATAATGCTTCCTGTTGCAGACAGTGGGGTATTTGCTGTGATCGATGCAGTACCAATTGGACTGGTGCTGAGGTTACGTGTTACAACAACGCCACTACCATCAAGCATGAGGGCCGTAGTATTTGAAGTGGATGTAGATGGTGTACCAGATATTTTAAGGGACCCTGTGGTCTCTACTGTATCTGTAGATATCTTTAACGCTGTATCGTTGCCTGCTCCATCTTCAACGACCTGCTCAGTGGCTGATGCCTCTGAAGACTGAAGTTTCAGTAGTAGGTTAAATGTATCCTTTATTTTATTTCCGCTAAGTGATGCCATATGATTATGTTTGTAGTAGCAAAGATACTGATATGCCTAAAAGTAGGGTAGACCGAAAGAAAAGATTCCGTGAATTCTCTAAGATAAACAAAAAGTTTGTCAAAGAAAACTATTTAAAGAATCTTACATACCTATACAGAGACGCTAAGAACAATTATAGTCTAACCAGGCCTGAAGTAGATTTCATTTTGTTTGTTTATGATCTTGAATTCTGGACGATAAACTACGTTGCAACTAAAATGCAGAAGAGTGAAGCGCAAATGCGAAAGGATTTTATATGGACACTAAAGAGTAAAGGCTACATATACAAGCACTTCGATAAACTAACACCCAGTCAGCACATAGAGGATCATATATTCAGAGAAGAGACTAAGTATAACTATGCAGTACGATACGCCTTAACGCAAAAAGGCCGGCTAATAGTAGCCCGCCTTTACCGCAAGATGGGTGGAGAGGAGGAGTTTAACCCTTAGCCTTGCGTGCGGCATCCATTGCTGGATTGCTTTTTCCTTTATCGTGTGTTACAATTCTAAATGGCGCCTCGGCTGAAGCACCTTTATGTGGTTTGTAGTCACCTTTCATCAAGAAATGACGGCCTCCTTCTGTCATCCAGTGGTAACCCTTTGGCGCTGAGACCTTTACAGATTTGGTTGTTTTCTTTAGTTTCATCGTCTATATTTTTTACGCATCTCATTAAACGCCTCACGGTTCTGAGAGATAAATTGTGCGTCTTCCGAACCTCTTTGTTTTCTTACTTCACCCTTATTGGTGTTATAAACATACTCTCCTGTCTGGCTGTTTAACTTTCTGTCGTATATCTTATACAAAGGGTCAACCATCTTTGGCTGAACAGGGTCTGGAGCAAGAATGTTTTTAGTTTTTAGTTGGATCAATGCTTCAAATGGATTAGAACTGCGTTTTATTTGCAGGTTCTTTATACCTATGTTAGGAGAGTAGTCATAACCCTGTTTAAATCCAGTCTTAATACGATTAGGATATGCGTCCCCTTTCTTTCCGGTTGCTGAACCTCTGTACGTTCTATCTGTATTATAATCATAGTACCCGGTATCGGAATTACCTGTACGATCTCTGGAGAACTTATCTAATAGTGCTTGTTGAATCTCTCCAAGATCACCTTCCGGATCAGTAACCTCTCCATCCTTCCCATCAAAAAATTTGGAATCCGAAGTATAAGTACCTGAAGTGGTAGTAGTCGTCGTGTCACCTGTTGCTAAGGGATCAGGAATGTAATTTGAAACATAGTTAACAGAACGACCACCCTCTTCAAATCGTTTTCTAAACGGGAATGGTGCACGATATGTTTTGGTTCTACCACGAGGCATGTCC